TGCGGCAAACTGTGCGGCGTTCTTTCTCAGGGTCATTTGTAGGTCGTAGTCGGGCTGTTTGTAGCGTGCGTTGATGACATTGCTGACCTGCCCCTCGAGTTGTTCGGCAGCGTATTGATACAATTTTTTGGAGAGGAGGGTGTCGGGGTTGATGTCGTTGACGGGTCCGAGCGCGAGTGTCCTCTTCCATCGCTGTAGCCACGTCCTCGCTTTGGCGGGATAATGGTTTTCGATTTGCGCCCCCATCGTGTGAGGGCTCATCCGAAAAAAGGGTCTTCGCCTTTGGGTGGTTTGCTGAGTTGTTTTTTGAGTTTTTTAGCGATTTTTTTGATGCTCAGCTTGGCCGGTTCGCCCGGCTCATCCGCCGGCTTGTCTTTGACGGGCATCCCGAAGGTCTCCGATAGCCATTCGTTGTCAATGTCTTTGTGGAGGAGGAGTCCGTTGGCGATGTCCCAGAGGTCTTTGAGGTCTTTGGTCTGCTCCCACTTCCACTGTAGCCCTTTGACGGGGTATTCCTTCATTTGGAGCAGCGGCAGCAGTTGGTAGTTGATGACGTTGGCCAGTGTTCTTTCGTCGGCGAGTAGTGCGAGGTTCATGAGCCGTTCGCCCACTTCCTCTTTGCTTCTGCTGCCTCCTTGCGAAGCCTCCCCGATGACGGCGAGGGTGAAGACTTTGGAGATTTCGGCATTGCACAGGTTGATGAGTGAGTGGAAGCTCTCTCCCTTGTGGCTGTTCTTTTCGCTGATGAACTCTATCTCCTCGTCCTTGTCGATAACGGCCCAGCTTCCCTGCATCATCTGCACCATCATGTTCTCAAGCCTTCTGAAGGAAGCCTCATTGTTGGTGTTGGTCTTTGCTACCCGCAGGGGCATGACGAAGAGTTCGTTGAACTCGCTCCAGCTGCTTTCTGCGAATCGTTTGTAGAGGGCATGAGGGACGCAGGCGTTGAGGATGCCCAATTCATGGGGCTCGCCTACTTCGATGAGCCAGTCTTTGTAACCTTTGTCTTCACGGTATTCGATGCCCTTTTCGTCGGTTTCGTGTTTGAGGATGTATCCCTGCTGTGGGACGTGGTGGGCCCGGGGGATGAGTTGTATTCCGGAGATCTCCCGGTCTTTGACGGGGCCGAGGTGCAGGAGTGTGCATCCCTTGAACTGCGCTTCTGTGGCGTGTTTGATGAAGTCGGAGAACCATGGCCTTTGCAGCAGGGTGGTGGCCTCGGCAGCGATCTCGCCCTTGCCGTTGACCAGGTGTCCCTTCCTTCCGGTGAGGTGGAGCACGCGCTTCTGTAGCTCCGCCCGGATGTGTGTGTCGAGCAGTATCTCTTCATACACTTCCTGTAGTAATGATCTTCGGGGTCTTCTGATGTCTTCGGCGGTGCGCAGTGCACTTCTCCACTTTCTGATGTTTAGCTGTGCTCGGTTTCGCTGCCGGAGTACGAGTTGGTCTAATAGGTTTTTATACATTTTCGTTTCTTTTTTGATTAATAGTAGTCGTTCCGTTTCTTTCGCAGGCCGCCGAATATTGGCAGCGTCTGCTCTTGTTGTGCTTCCTTTTGTGGCATTTGCGGGTTGATGAACGCGTCTGCGACCTTTTCGAGCCAGTCTTTGGATGCGTTGTATCGGTCTTTTCGTACTTCGGGCACGTTCTGCGGGGTGATGCGGCTGTAGAGGTGATAGAGCATGAGGTCCATGAGGCAGCGTGCGACCATGCTTTGGGGTCGTGTGTTTGGTACGAATATTTTTTTGATATCATACCGGGTGCTGAGGTAGTGGCTCATCTCCTCTGCGGCGAGGGCTTCGGCTTCGTCGAGGAGTGTGTCGTTGCCTCCGGTGAGGTTGTGGAGGTGTGTCGTTGTGATGACCTGTTGGAGGTCTGTTTTTTGTAAATAGTCCATCATCAATAGTGTCTTTGTTCTCTTTTTTGAATGCGGTAGCGTCCGTTGGCTTGATGGCTGAATTGGTCGAGTACCTCAAAGGCGTACTGGTCGGCATCGGGGGCATCGTCGTGTGTACGGTAGCCGGGTTCTATGCCCATGAGTTGAGCGATACCCGTCTGCGTATCATTGTGGCTTTTGAGCTTCTCGTTATAGTAGACCCTTCCGTTCTGATAGTGCGGGTGCATGGTGAGGATGCGTTCGTATTTGTTCACGCGGCTGCGTTTCCTCTTACTCAGGTTGAGGAAGCGGCCGGTCTCTTGGGAGACCTCTTCGATGATGCGCTCAATTTCGTCATTCCAAAATTGGGCTTCAAACCGGAACGGTACTTTGACGGTTGCGGGCATGCGCTGTTGAAAGTCGGCGATCCATCGGACGGCATCTCTGATTTTGGATTGTCTTACGAAGCCGTCGATGAGATATTTTTTGCCGTCTTTGAGCCCCCATACCCTGACGGCATTATAGTCGCTGTCGGCACTGCCGGCATAGGCTACGTCCCAGCTGCCGATGAGTGTCTGAAAGTGGTCGATACGCGGCAGTGGAGCCCACTGTATCATCTCCTGCGTGAAGAGGTTCCCTTCGACGTGCGGGTCGTTGTTGTATTCGGCTCTGGCGGCGAGGATGCCGATGGTTTCCCCCTCCATCTCCCGATACATCCGTGCGGTGTCTCTTCCTTTCCATGCGGGTTCGTAAGTGACAGGGTTGTAAGCATTGACACGCATGACCTTCCACCCTTTGCCCTTTTCTATAACATGGTCAAAGATCATGCTGGGTGCGAACTTGTTTTGCAGTAACAAAACCCTCAGTTTGCCGATCTGACAAGTAGGGATGACCTCCCGTAAAAGCCAGTCGGCCATCTCCCGCTGTCTTTTGGGGTTTTTTACCGAGAGGCGTGTCTCCCAGTCGTCGCACACGATGAAGTCGGGCCGTCGGCTTCCCACACGCAATCCTCTTGGTGACTGCCCCAATCCGAGTGATTTGGCGATCAATCCGTTTTTGGTGATGAAGAAGCCTTTTTCCCACTGCCCGGGGTTGTGCTGTTCCCCGAAGTCGTGGATGAGCCGCTGATTAGCTTCGAGTTGTGCGCGCAGGTCTTCGAGCAGTATTTCCGCCTTGTCGGCGTTTTCGCCGATGAGCACTAGGAAGTGTACTTTGTATTGTATCCATAGCCAGAGGATGAGTGTTACTTCTCCAAGCACCGACTTCGCCAGTCCCCGTCCCCATTGGAGCCACAGCCTGATGCGCTTATTTTTCAACACCCTGCGGGCGGCGGTGAGGTGGAAGTTTGGGATGGGGGCATTGGCAAAGGAAGGGAGGTAGGTGGTGACGAAGAAGGCATAGTCTTTTTTCGCTCGTGCGATGCGTTCGTTTTGTGTGGTTTGTGTTTGGAATGCCTCGTTCAAGGCGGAGGTCTCCCGCACGTGGCGCAGGGTCTGCTGCCATTCTTTGAACCCCTGCCTGTCGGCGGTTCTGTTTTTCGCTCGTGTGCTCATTGCAGTCCCTCCCTCTTCGCGAGTGCTTCCACATAGCCGTTGAGCAGCTCAGTCAGGTCAGCCAGCCGCTCCGGCTTGTATTTGCCGCACCAGGCGACGGCTTCCCGGAATACTTCGAGGACGCGGTGGAGGGGCTGCTCGTCGAGGGTCTCTATCTCTTTGATGAGCACCCCTTTGGCATCGGATAGCTGCTTGGTAGGCACGCCTTGGTGCTGTACACGTATCTGTAGGTTGATGGCATCGAGTTGGTAGTAGGTCTCTTTGAGCAGCTGCTGGCGCAGGATGCCGGTGGCGTTCTTCTCCTCCTGCCAGCGGTATTTGGTAATCCACGCTTTGAGCGTCTTCTCGGTAATGCCGCTGAGTTCGGCGATCTTACGGTTGGGAAGCTGCGCGTAACAGTAGATGCTCTTAGCGAGCATGCGTTTGTTCTGTAAGTCCATACGTTTTTTTTGAACAAAACAAACGAGCAGGACGGTGTTTTGGAGGAAAAAAAACCACCCTTACCGTAAAAGACGGTAACCCTTACCGTCTTTTACGGTAAGGGTGGATCTTTTATTTGACAAAGCCAAAATCATCCCTGTCTTTTGTCCGGATTTCAATTTTGAACGATGCCCAAACGCTTTCTTTTATCGGACGACACGGTCAATGATTACGGCTTCAGGGTCGACATGACGAGGCTGGACTTGTCTCGGTTCCGTTCCAATCCGGTGATGTTGCATAATCACTGGAATAGGGTCGGTATCTGGGAGGACATCCGACTGAAGGATAACAAGCTGACGGCCGTACCGAAGTTCAAGAGTGATGAGCGCAGCCAGGAGTTGGCCAAAGACGTAGCGGAGGGTTTTCTTAAAGGTGCGAGTTTGGGCTTTTACATCAAAGAGATCGACGCTACCGGCGAGTTTCCGGTCGTCACGGCCGAACCCTTTGAATGCTCGGTATGTGACATTCCGGGTAATCGCAACGCCATCACACTCTATCATAAGAACGGCCAGCCGCTGAGTGAGCAGGAATTGTCCCTGACGCTGGCGGCGATGAGGAAAACAGAATTAAATAATAACCCGATAGATATGAAATTTAGTGAAAAGACGCTCACGCTGCTGGGTCTCACGGCACAGGCTGCCGAGGCGGCAGTGGAGTCGAAAGTACAGGCCTTGGCGACAGAGCTTGCCGGCCTGAAGCAGGAGAAGGCCGCGGCTGCGACGCAGGCCGTTGAAGAGGAGATTACGCAAGCCATTGCCGAGGGGCGGGCCCGGGCTGACGAGCGGCAGACGCTCACCGCCCTGGGCGAGCATAACATTGAGCTGCTGAAAGAGACGCTCCGCATGCGGCCCGGCAGGAAAGAAGTGAAGCTGGCCGGTTCGACAGGCTCTCCGGCCGGTGGCGGCCGCAGCACGTGGACGTTGGACGACTGGCGGAAGAAAGACCCCGAAGGGATGCTGGCGATGAAGGTTGAAGAGCCGGAAAGGTATCAGGAGCTGGCGGCTTCGGTTTTTAATAAGATGGACAAAGAAGATAAAAAAAGCTAAAACATGGCAGGATTAAATAAAGAAATATGGCTGGCCGAGATCATGGAAGGCTTCTACGGGGACGATTCGTTCCTCTCCGAAGTCCGGGACATGTCAGCATTTGTCGCGAACGACAAGATCAATCTGGCGGAGGCCGGTGCAAACCCGGACGTGCTGGTGAACAACACGAAGTATCCGGTGCCCATGGCCGAGCGTACTGACACCGCCCTTGCGCTGGAGTTAAAACAATATGACACCAAGGGTACTATCGTCCGTTATGCAGAATCTGTAGAGCTGGCATATGACAAGATGCAGTCGGTCGTTTACGGGCATCGGAAGGCGTTACAGATGCAGTGCCTGGAAGAGGCAGCCTATAACTATGCGCCGACAAAGGATGCCGCCCATACGCCGGTGGTGGAGACGAGCGGAGACAAGGAAGGCACGCTGAAGAAGTGCAGTTTTGAAGACTTGCTGACGTTGAAAAGAAAGTTTGATAGCAGTGAATTGCCCGGAGAGGGCCGCTGCCTGGTGATCAACCCGTTCCATGAGCAGCATCTGATGCAAGAGGATATTAATCTTTATAAAGCCTTATTCACAATGGCAGGGGCGCGGCAGATGTTTGCCGGCTTCAAGATCTATCAGCTTTCCGAAAGTCGAATGCCGTTTTATAATAACAGTACGGGCGTAAAACTGCCGGCCGGCACGGCTTTCAGCAGGACGGCAGGCTACTCATCCATCGCTTTTCAGAAGGACGAGGTGATGCGTGCCGACGGCACGCTGAAGATGTTCGCAGAATTAGATACTGTCGGTGCCAGGGGCGATCTGATTGGCTTTCAGAAGCGGTTCCTGGCAAAATCTATTCGCGGCAAGGGCATTGGGGCGATCTATTCCAAAGCCGGATAAATGGAGAGCATGGAAGTCATCGGCATCGTACTGGGCAGCAACGTGATCACTGCGCTGCTTTCGCTTTTTGCCAATCGCAATTTGCGCAAGGCAGATGAGAAGAAGAAGGCTGCGGAGACCTGCGATATCGCTACCGATGTGTATCGCGATTTGATCGATGATTTGAAAAGAGAAATTGACCGGCTCAAACGGGTATGTGAGGAGCAGGAAAAAATGATTGAGGATCAAAAGTCGCTGATCCGACGTTTGAAGACAGACATTCAGAAGATTGAAAAAAGAATAAGAAATGAAACTGACGCTGCTGCGCTATAACCACGATGCGGAGAGCACGCAGGGACTGCTGGCCTTAGCCGGTGCTTTTGAGTGCCATACGCTGGAAGACCAGCGGCAGGCAGTGAAGGCGGCCGGTGAGACCCGCATTCCGGAGGGCACCTATGAGGTGCGGTTCCGAGAGGCCGTCACGCCGCTGACCGAGCGGTACCGCAAGAAGTTCGCATGGTTTGACAAGCACCTGCACGTCATCGACGTGCCGGGCTTTGAATGGATATATATCCATATCGGCAACAAGGATACCCACACAGATGGCTGCCTTTTGGTGGCCGACACGGCGGTGAACGATCCGAACGATTACAATGCACGGCAGGCGCAGAGTACGCAGGCGTTTGAGCGGCTTTATAAAAAAATAAGCCGGGCATTGAAGGACGGCGAGCGGGCAGACATCACCATTAAAAGTATATGGGAATGAGTTGGATACAAAAGACCTTGACGGACGAGAGCGGCCGCCCTTCGGCCAACCGGCAGGCGGGCTTCATGGCACTGACCGCAGCGGTGACCTTTGCCCTCATGGGCAGTCCCGACTACGTGATCTATGCGTTCGCCACACTGGCGGGCGGCATCTTCACCGGCACGCAGGTATCGAAGTTTACACATAAAAAGCATTCGGAGGATGAAGTCATTTAAAACGTATTTTATCGGCTTTTTGGCAGGTATCGCCCTGACGGCGGTGAGCTTCTATGCGCTGGTGCCTCGCAGCACGAACACGTTCAGCGGGAAGCACAAGATCAAGGGGGACGGCAGCAGCATGACCTACACCGTACAGCAGGTGGAGAAGCTGGAGCAGCAGTGGAAGAAGGACTGTGAGAAGAAAAACAAAAGAACACGAAACAATAAAAAAGAGTAAACAATAAAAAAGTGTAATGATGAATAGTTTGAGAATGTCGATACGACAGATTTTATTGGGGCTATTGTTGATGATAGCCTTGGGGGTGGTCACTGCCGGTGCAGTACCGCCCGAGATGAACGGTACCGGACAGGAAGTCCGGGCACAGGTGTACGCTGTCACGGATGGGGAGCAGCAGGTGAAGCGGCAAGAGCGGGAGTGCAATAAACACGCACTTCACATCACAGCGCATCTTTATCAACGAAACAGCGCAGAAGTAGTGCCTCCGGAGATGAGCGATACCGGCCCGGATTTTCGGGCACAGGTGTACGCTGTCATGGATGCGGAGCGGCAGGTGAAGCGGCAAGAGCGGGAGTGCAATAAACACGCACTTCACATCACAGCACATCTTTATCAACGAAACAGCGCAGCAGCATGGCAGCGGATCAAAAGGTAGGGCCGGAGGCTCCCTCTACGGAGGAGGAGACTCCGAAGAAAAAGAAGCCTTCGGTAAAAGAAAAGAATGAAGCGGACATTGCGGACTACTTTGAACACAATCCCGAAGTGAAGGAACTGCATTTTATCTTCTGTAAGAACGGAGCTTTGGATGCTGCATTTAGTAAGCGGACGCATGCAGAGGTGCGTTTGAAATCAGTAGAAGACGGCAGAATAGAAACCATTAAAAATCCAAATTGGTGAGACCCGGAGTAAGTATAACGGTAGAAAACGATGCACTCGGCGGCGTGGCCGCCAGTGCCGACGGGTTGTCCGGCTTTGTGCTGTCCGCAGAGGCTGCGAAGCTGACCGAAGGGAAGGCTTATCAGTTGTTCAACATGAAGGACGCAGAAGCGTTAGGCCTCACGGCGAAGGATACCAAGACGGCGCATGCTCATTTTATTTTGAGCCAGTTTTACAAAGCCGCCGGAACGGGTTCCGAGTGCTGGATTGTCACCTACAAGCCGGCGACCAAGACGCTGGATCAGTACGTGAAGGCGGGTGAGTCCGCGGCGGAGACGCTGTTGAACGACGGCAAAGGCATCCGGCTCATGGCCGTCAGCAGGGAGGAGACGGACAAGCCCGTTTATTCCAAGACGAAAGACAGTACGGGCATGCCCGACGATGTGGTGAAGGCGTTGGCAGAGGCACAGTCGCTGGCCGAGGCGTATGCGACGAAGTTCAGACCCGTGCGGGTCATCCTTGACGGCCACCACTGGAACGGCACCGTCGCAGACCTGCCCGACCTGCGCAAAGGCACCAACAACCGCTGTGCGGTATGTATCGCCGGCAGCAAAGAGAGTCATCACGCCGACATCGGGCTGGTCACGGGGACGCTCGCCGCACTGCCCGTGCAGCGCAAGCTGCACCGTGTGAAGAACGGAAGCCTGCCTATCTCCGAAGCCTACTTCACCGATAAGCAAACGGTGGAAAGCAAAGAGGACAGCTGGGATGCCCTCTTTACGAAAGGGTATCTCTTCATTGGAACACATCCCAACGTGAGCGGCTACTTCTTCATTGACGACCCCACCGCTGCGGCCGTCACCGACGACTACCGCTCCCTCAGCCGAGGCCGGGTCATGGACAAGCTGATCGTCATCGCACAGCAGACCTTCATAAGGGAGGTGGGCGATGAGATCGCACTGGCTGCTGACGGCAGCATTGCGCCGGCCGAAGCCAAGCATTTGCAGGGACGCATCGAAAGTGCCATCACGCTGGGCATGATCGCCAACGAGGAACTCTCCGCAGTGGAAGTGTCCATTGACCTGAAGCAGAACGTGCTCTCCACCAACAAGGTGAAGGTAAAGCTGCGAGGGCTGCCGGTGGGTTACAAAGACTTTATTGAAGTATCACTCGGCTTTACGGCGAGGATCACCAACACAACATAACGAGAAGAGCATATGACATTTAACAGCGACGAGTACGCATGGAAAGACATTACCGCCGTGGTCAATGGCCGGCCGCTGCTGGGCATTACCGGTGTCAAGTATGGTGAGAAGATCGATCGGGAGTATCTCTACGGCAAGGGCAACAAGCCTAGAGCTATTCAGGATAAGAACATCTCCTACGAAGGGGAGTTGAAGGTGCGGCAGAGTGAGCTGGAGGCATTGACTGCTTCCAGCCCCAAAAAGAGCATCCTTAACCTGACGCTCGACGTAGTGACCATCGCTTATGCGCCGGAGGACGGGGTCATCACTACCGACCAACTGGTGCATGTGAAGTTTAGCGAGAACATGAAGGAGCTGAACCAAGGCGATGCCGCCATGGAGGTGACACTCCCCATCATGTTTTTGGAGGTAAAATATAACGTATAAAAAAATGAAAGCAACGAAAGAGCAAATAGCGGCGTGGAAGGCGAAGCACGGCAAAGTGTACAAAATGGAAGTAGACGGAAAGGTGTGCTACTTGAAAAAGCCTTCACGACAGGCTACCTCGCTGCACATGTACCATCTTGGGCAGGGCGATCTGATGAAGGCCGATGAGGTGCTGCTACAAAACTGCTGGCTGGACGGCGACGAAGAGATACAGACTGAAGATGACTTGTTTTTATCGGTAAAACCACTACTGGAAAATCTCTACGAGCTAAAAAAAAGCAGTTGGACGATTTTGTAGCGAAAGGCAAAGGAGGGGTACAAGATGATTGGATTGGGTATGCAGACACACTCATGAGATACCATCTGCATTTGGATACGGACACGTTAAGTGACGAAAAGTGGGCACAGACATTTAAACATCTGGTAGAGATCAGAAAACAGGAAATGAAAGGCTAATCCGGAGAAGGCACTTTATTTATACCTTGAGATGGCATTTTCATACCAGTACAAGCAGTACAGCAGGTAGACTGGTAAGGAGAATAAAATCCATACTCCGGGAAAGGCGGCCCAAGACAAGAGATAAAGAACGGTAACGAGTAAAAGACGCATGGCAGGTTATAATTATGATATAACGATTAATGATTATGCGAGCGCAGCATTAGCAAAGATAAGCAACCAGTCGGTTTTGACCGAAAAGAAGGTAAGCCGTACGATGGAGAAGCTGAGAGCGGGCGGACAAAAGGCCGTCCCCAGCATTGACAGTCTCCGGTTCAAACTGCAAAAGCTGACGGCTCAACGCAATCAGGCGTTCACTACGCAGGAGATTCGTCAGTTCAACACGGCCATTCGTCAGACCGAACGCCAGATGCACAAATTGGAGCACCTGCCGCCCCTCTCCATACGGGAGCGGTTCAGGAGCTTAGGCAAGTCAGTGGCCGGTAGTATCCTTCCTGTTGGGGGACTAGCCGCCGGCGTGGCCGGCGTAGGTGCCGCATTAACTTCCGCCATCCGTACCGGTGCCGACTTTACCAAAGAGATGAGCAACGTGAAGGCACTGACGGGTGCCAGCGGCACTGCCTTTGAGAACCTTAATGAGACCGCCCGCCAGTTGGGGGCTTCTACGGCGTTCTCCGCCAGCCAGGCCGCACAGGGCATGGGCTTCCTCGCACAGGCCGGCTTCAAGACCCATGAGATCATCGAGGCCATGCCCGCTACACTTAACCTGGCAGCAGCCGGAGGCATCGAACTGGGACAGGCCGCCGACATCGCCAGCAACGTCCTCTCCGGATTCGGATTAGCAGCCCGCGAAACGGAACGGGTTGCCAACGTGATGGCCAAGACGGCCTCCAGTGCCAACACCAACATCAGCGAGATGGGCGAGTCGATGAAGTTCTTCGCGCCTACCGCCAAGACGCTGGGTATCAACTTAGAAGAATCCAGTGCCGCCATCGGGCTGCTCGGCAATGCCGGACTGAAAGGCTCTATTGCCACACAGGCACTCGGCACCTCGCTGGTGCGGCTCACCAAGCCTACCCAAGAGATGCAGGAAGCCATGAATAAATTAAAAGTAGACTTCTTTGATGCGCAGGGAGAATTTGTGGGGCTGGGTAGTATGGTCGGACAACTGGAGGGTGCCTTTAGGGGGATGACTAAAGAGCAGCAGGCCGCCAATCTCTCGACCTTATTCGGACAGGAAGCCTTTAAAAATGTAGCCGTCCTGCTGGATGCCGGGCAGCAGGGCATCAGGGACTACACCAAAGAACTGGCCAACGCTCGGGGCGAAGCACAGAGGATGGCAGACACTAAACTGGATAACCTGGCAGGGGATTTTACTGAACTCAAAAGTGCGCTGAGCGAGGTGTCCATTAAGATTTTTACCAAATTAGCACCTGCCCTGCGTTCAACCGTTCAGTTCTTTACTCGCATCGCTCAAAGTGGCGGTGCGGTTGCTGCTTTTTTTCAGGAGTACGGCATCCTGGTTGCAGGAGGTGCTGCCGCTCTTGGGGCTTACAATCTCAGTTTAAAAGCAACAGCCATTGGTACTAAGCTATTAACGATCTGGCAAAAGAGGCAAGCGATCGTTTCAACGTTGGCCACTGCGAAGACATGGGCATTGAATGCTGCCATGGCCGCCAATCCCGTTGGCGTAATCGTGGGAGGCTTGGCTGCCCTGTCGGCAGCAGCAGTATGGGCCTTTCAAAAGGTAGGATGGTTCAGGGGGGCCGTGCTGGGAGCATGGGAAGGACTTAAAGCATTCGGTACGATCATTAAAGACATGGTCATCACGAACATCAAGCGGGTGATCAGCGGGCTGGGTGCATTGGGATCGGCTATCGCTCATCTGTTTAAAGGCGAATTCGGAGCAGCTAAAGAGGCAGCGGTCAGCGGTCTTGAAGACCTCGCAGAAGCAGCCGTCAATTTAAGTCCGGCAGGAGGAGTAGTGAACGTCGCTAAGCAGGGGAAGAAAATAGGTGCAGCCATGGCCGCAGGCTACAATAAAGGGTTAGCGGAAATAAAGACGAATAAAGCGAAATCTAAACTATCGGAAAGCACCTCATCTGCTCAACCGGACGGAAATGAAAACCTGGCGAAGGGCTTGGATGTCAAAAACGAGTTCTCCGGCACGCTGGAGACGAACAATGACTCTATCCGAGAGACAACGGAGACCATCGTCACGGGCGGCAGGAAGCAGCAAATCTTCAATATCCGGATAGACAAGGTGCTGGAGAATGTGACACAGGAAGTGACCGACGGCCGGGAGGCTGCTGATGATCTGGTGGAGATGGTCTTAGATCGCTTGGTGCGCAAACTTGGAGGAACGTTTAGATCACTGACCACATGAGCTACGTCGCCACTTCTTTCGACATCCCGCAGCTGCGGTTCAACATCTTCGGATACCGGGGGCTCCCTTTCCCGGGTGATAACCTTGGGAATCTCAAAGAGGGCGGCAACCCGGATGAGCAGTTGGCCGGTAACCTTCCGGTCTTTCGGTCGTTGAAAAAAAACAAACTGGGCCAAGAGATGGTCTGGCCGCTGAGCCTGGCACTGGCGAATGGCAAAAAACTCACGACCAGGGAAGGCATCGAGGTAGACGATGCCGGCTACTGGACACTGCCCTTGGAACCCATCCTCAACATCCGGGGCGGGCAGCGGGTGATCCGCAGGTATCCCAGCCGCAGCACAAGGGGCGGCTCGGTCAAAGAGCGGTGGAGCAGCGACGACTATACCATCAACATCAAAGGTATCTTAATGAACTTCTCCGGCCATGACTATCCGGAAGATCAGGCAGCTACATTGCGGGAACTGCTCGAAGCCACACAGGTAGCCGTCAGAAGTCCCCTGCTCACAGGGGTGTTCGGTATTGAGCGGATCGTCATCAAAGACTTTGACCTCGCTTACGAAACGGGCGAGAACTTTCAGGCTTTCAAAATCAACGCCTGGAGCGACCAACTGTTGGATACGTTATTAGAAGAAGATGTATGACCTCACCCACGATATTGTCATTAATGACCGCTTTCGGGTGAAGCACCTGCTGGGCTGCGAGGTGCGCAAGCGTGCCGGACAACTGGCAGACACCGCCACCCTGCACCTCAGCGGCATGGCCTATAACCACCATCAAAAAGGAGTTGGAACGCGACGGCATGAAGGTGGAAAAGATCACGATCAACGAAGAAAAAATAACAGGCTATGCGGGCTATTAAAGTGAAAGCAAATCAAACCCTCATGGACATCGCTTTGCAGGAGTACGGCTCCGTAGAAGGGGTCTATGAACTCGTGCGCCTTAATCACCTGCGGGGCATTACCGACAATGTGTACGAAGGTGACGAAGTGAAGGCAGGCGCAGCCCTTCGAAGAACGGTGCAGCAATACCTGACTCCCTTCCCTCTCCGGACAGGGAAGGATGCCAGCGCCGAAGGCATCGGTTTCTATGCCCTCGAAACAGATTTTATTATCCGTTAACTCATGGCAAGGACGTTAGAAGAAATACAGCAAAACATACAAAAAGAGGCCAGCCGCTTCCCGGAACTCAGCGACCTGGAAGCCAACCCCAGCACCGTGCAGGTGTGGAAGTACGCCAAGATGGTCATGACACTCGGCATCCGCACAATAGAAGCCATCATTGACGTGCATAAGCAGGACGTAGAAGCGAAGCTTAACAGGCAGGCGTTCGGGGGGCTACAGTGGTACAAAGAGAAAGTGCTGGAATATCAGCATGGCGACAGCCTGGTCGTCGCCGCCAATCAGGTGGTTTACCCTGCCATTGATCCGGCTAAGCGCATCATTGCTCAGGTTGCCGTCACAGAATCGCAAACCAACGGATCGCTAGAGATAAAAGTCGCCAAAGACAATAACGGCCTAACGGCACTATCAGCCGACGAACTCGCAGGGCTGCAAACGTATTTGAACCGCATCAAAATAGCAGGTACCTTAGTGACCGCCAACAGCGGTAACGCCGTGCCTGTCAGGTACAACGTAAACGTGGAAGTCGATAAATCGGTACTCAACCGCCGGGCCGAACGAATCGACGGCACCGCCACCACGCCCGTGCGGGAGGCACTCGATGCCTTTCACAAGTCACTTCAGTTCAACGGCATCTTATTCCTGAGCAAGGCGGTCGATGCGGTACAGGACGTGGAAGGCATCATGGATGTGGAACTCGCCGCCTTCTATTTCAACGGCATTTCCTGGCACAAAATCAACCGAAAGCTGATACCGGATTCGGGATATGTTTCATTAGACCAACAGCGTACAGCCATCCATGTACTTAACTGATTACGATACATTCGTGCGGCAGGCCGTGCCCCCGCACTGGAGGGATACCTGGAAGCACCACCTCATCGCCGTGCTGTGTGTGCCGCTGAAAACGCTGTTGGAGGATTTAAGCGAGTATGAAAAAAACACCCGCTTGAAGATCAATGAAAACAGCCAGGTCATGAGCCTGGAAACGAAACTGAATGAAAGGAATGAGTTTGTCAGAAGAGAAATTACCGTAACGGATGGAGATGAAAACGGGCAGATTATCCTACGCATTCCCAACATTCCCTCAGCGGTCAGTAAGTCATTAAGATATCTCAATGCACTGAAAGCGGCAGGAAAAAAATTACAAACGGAATTGTATGAATTATGAGCATCAGAACACGAAATTATTTTAAAAATTT